GAAGGTGCAACAACAGCCGGTCATTAGATATCGTAATCAAGCCCGACTGTAGGCTCTGCTCAGTGACGACTGGCGCAATGGTTGACGAGCGTGCACCTAACGGCAACCATTGCGCAAACAGCAGATACAAAGAGGCCCCGCATCTTAACCGATGCGGGGCTCTTTGCATACATCAACGCCGCCCCGTGATGGAGCGGCGTTGATGCAGATGACCGTTCACGGGAAAGGCACCGCGTACGACGTCTTGATTGTATCACCGCGATGCAGTTCTGCCAAGAATAGGACACCGAGGCGATACGCTGATTATACTACGGTCTCGCTGGCCACGTCGTCACATTCCACACGATGTTTTCGGTGATGTCTCGCAGTTCTTGACGATAGACGCGCCACGCTTCGACCTGAGCCTCGGAAAGATTCACATCGGGCAATTGCGTGTAGTCTGAATTAACGAGCCTTAGATTGCGTTCTGTGCGAAGTGCCTGCATGGCCTGCCCTTCGGTGTACGGACGCTCTTCGACGTCGGCACCGTCGGGCAATACTGCGTACTCTTCCCCGTACTCATCGAAGTACGCATAGGTAATGTTCTTTGGATCGTAGATGCGATAAATCATAGCAGCACCATGTGCAATATAGGCGACTCGCCTGCGCTGTCTTCGGTTACCACTTGGAGCGTGTGCGTGCCTGTTTGAGTATGCGCTCGATACTGCACCACGTCGCTGGCCTTGAAGAATCGGGTAGCGGTGTGCCGAAACTTCACATCTCTCTGCGCACCCGTGCCCATTGAGCAAACGTCAACAGAATTGACGACTAAATCTCCGTGTATCGTGTCGCGTGTACTCAATGAGCCAATGACGGTTATCTTGTAGTATCCAGCGATGGGCACCGTGATGGACGAGCCCGACGCCGTCATGTCTCCGCCGCTGTCTATGACGGCTTGCCATGTCACGATGACGCCAGCCGTGGTGATGCTGAGCGTTGCCGTGCGGGTCAATGAGATGAACACCGCATCATCACGACGCTCTGCGGTACTCATGCGGTCACGCATCAATTGCGCTTCATCAGATTGCAGCCAAGTCAATGCGCACCTCCTCGACTCCTTGCGACGTCATCGACAATGACACCGCTTGCACCTTGCGCGTTAATGGCGTGCCAGTCTGTGCATCGACGCTGACGAGATCGCCAAGGAAATAGTCACGACCGTATCGCCACGCTCCCGACTGCAATACTTCAATGTCATATGCCTGAATCTTGAAGCGTTGGCGACGAAACCGAGACCGAGCAAGGCTGCGCAGTTGGTTCTCGTTGGTTTGGTCGCTTCCCTTGACGTAGACTTCACGCAAATCGACGCCGGTCGGGTCCGTCGTTGGGAATTTGGCGCGTATCGGGTTCTTGTCTTTGCCTTTGCTCCCGACGCCATGAAACAACGTGCCGTAGTTCATGAGATTCGTAGAGCGGCTTAGGTTGCCGACGGTGTTGTTGGCTTGGCTGAATTTGACGTAGCTGGTACGGTCGGCACCGAGGTTGTCAGCGTAGAACAGCGAATAGCCAAGCGTCGCACGGTCGAAGTTGACGGTAAAGTCAAGCCCTCCGATGTCCGCAACTTTGACCATGGTTTCGTAAACGTTTTCGCCACTGCATGACAGTTCGATGGCGTCGCCAATACCGAGGTTGGTGGCGTTGGTTGCGGTCGTAACACGTCCGTCGGCCCATCGTTGCAACTTCGTGCCGTAGCGCCGTGTGAGCGCCGCAGTCATGCCTGGTGGATTGCCGTTAGCGAGGCTGCCGATGTTGTAGTTCCAAAGATTCGTCATGATTGACGATGCGGTTGGATACGATGCGGTATTAAAGAATGATACGCCGGAAAGATTTGGATACCACGCAACGACGCGAGATTGCAAGATGCACTGCGCATCGACGGCCGTCGCCTTCATTACGGGATTCTGTCCGTAGATGCGATCCCAAAACCGTATGAAGCCGGTGAACTCCGTGTACGCTTGCATCCCAATCGCCGGGTCGCTTCGGATTATCTCAATGATGTATCCGTAGTCCAAATCGGCAACGACTGGCGCATTGAGGTTCACCGAGAACGTCGCCACGCTTGGCGTGTTGACTTTGTGCACCACTGCGATGTCGAGCGGGGTGACGATGCCGACCGGCACCCCAGCATCGTCGTACAGTTTGATAACGTACTGTATCGCCATGGCTACGCTCGCGAGATCGTGAATACACCGTTTGCGTATGACTGTGCTGCAAGCGTACTAATGGCGCTGATTTTGATGACGTCGGTCACGGCCGTCGTCGCAATCAACGAAGTTTGTGTCATGGTGTGCGTCGATGTGCCTGACGATGCCATACGTGTAGACTGCACAAAAGAACCGTTTAACTGAATTCCAAGCAAACGATTGCCGGTTGTGCCCGACGAGAATACACCGTACGCAGTCACGAGATACAAGCCAATGCGTCGCACGGTGATTTCTCCCGTCGTCGTGTTGACGCTGAAGATATTGTCACCCGTAACGCTTGACGAAGAGTAACCGGTGATGTCATATGTGGTGTTCGCAGTGGTCAGCGTCGCCGTTCCGCCGCTCATGGTTGCGTAGGATTGGTACGGTAACTGCGACGTCGTACCGTACATTGCGTACGATTGCGAGATTGCGGATATAACTGCGCCTGCTACGGTGATAGTACCAAGTTGTACATAGACTCGACCGGTGAGTTGTGCAGAGGTTGCCACGGCGAGTCGTACGCTGTACGTTCCGACGGTCGTACCGGCGACGCTCCGAGACACTGTCAACGAGCCCGCGGTGCTGTTGACGAAGATGACGACGTTATACGTGGCGTTTGCTAACGTCGAAATCACAATGGCCGATGACGAAGTGTTTTCGTAGAAATAACCGCCGACAATTGCGGCGCCGTCTTGAATAGTCAGCGTACCAGTCCCCGAGCCACTCATTGCAAAGTCGTTGCCGACCTGAAGCACGCCATCGTTGAGCGTCTTTGTTTCCATCGCAATCATGCGTGCGGTGTCGTAGCCAGCGCCGACGTTACCATCTCCATACGCTGCCCCGGTTCCCGTTGCCATACCAATAGATTGCTCAGCCATTGCGTATACTCCTTAAATACCGACGTATCGGACGTTATAAAACATGTAGACTGCAGAGTTGGAATCTGTTGAAGTTGCGCTGACGCTGATTGTTTGATATGCACCGAGAAACGAAGTTTCTGGATACAGTCCCCAGTTCACAATATCGCTGTCGATGCTTATCGCGGCAAACTTTGATACTCCAGCGCTGTCGGTCACGGTCTTTTGTCCGTAGCGCAAATCAATTGACCATACTTCGCCGGCTGGTATTGTTTGCGTCAACGAGATTGTGTGACCTAGTCCGTCGTCAATCACAAGGTCGCTCAATGGCCCGTAACATTCCAATACCGGGTATGACACTGCGGTGCCGTAGTATGCCAACGAAACAATGTTATTGACCGATGCGGCACCGTACGGGACGCCATACGGTTTCGGGTATGGCGTTGGTGTTCCGAATTGTATGTTGGTGAGTTGCAAAGGCTTCTGCGTTGAGTCGTACCATGTCGGATCGTCGGCTCGTAGTTGAATGACTGCGCGCACGTTGAATTCGTTGGGGGTTGTGTCCATCACTGCGCCGGCAACCTTGACATCGATGCACCGCACACCGCGCAAATCGATGATACCAGCGTCGGGATTAAGTGTGTGACGCAATGTTGCAACGTCGTTGCCCGGTCGAAACATTGCAGCGACTTTCTCGCGGTTGTTCATCATCTCGTCATACGTTTCACCGGGCACAACGAGCGGTAAATTGATGACGCGAGGATTAAGCCGATAATCAATATCACTGTCGCCTTCTTGGAATGGGCCTCGCTGCGTAATACGTGTAATTGGAGCAATGCCCCAATTGACGGCCCCAGTGACGTACATTGTCGCGCCACTGTAGCCGCCATTCGCTACATTGAATTCCCACACTGCGCTTCCGCGGTAGAATTCTAATTTCATTACGCCTCCCCCAACGTCATCATCCATGCGCGTGCGTCGTTAATCAAAGATGACTCGCTTTGTGTGTTTGCGTACGAAGCGCTGAAAGTAAAGTTGTTTACCGTCTGCGCCGCCGACATTGCCGCCTGCTCGGATGCTCCAATCACCTCGGGTATGCCGTCTTTGATACCGCCTGCAATACCTTTGGACACGTTGATGCCGACCATGTCGTGCATCAGTTTCGACGGTGACTCGATGCCGAAGAAGTCTTTGACCGCTTGGTACGCTGCCTTTGCTGCGGTCATCGCCGCATCTTTAATGAGCGTTGCACCGCTGCTGATGCCGTCGGCAATGCCTTGCATTAAACTTGTTCCCAATGCAAGCGCTTCGGGTATGATTTCATCAAAGAACGATGTAAGGTTTTTGTCGAGCGTCTTGAAGAACTCCCAAAGGTCTTCGAGCGTAGTGCCGACGGTTGTCTTCATTGTTTCAAAGGCTCCGGAAAAGTCGCCCTTGACGACCTGAGACAATGCGGTAAGAATCCCCGTTACCGCTCCCATGACGGTCGTGGCCAACGAATAGAACGTGTCAAGCACCGTCTTGATGTATGGCCATGCAATAGTAAAGGCCTGACTGAGCAACGACCATGCAATGGTCGCACCTTGGAACGCCAAGACCAGCACGTCACGCACCAACGTTGCCAACGCACCGAGAGCGGTTTGCAATACCGCAAGATACCCTTGCACCGCCGGGCTTCCTAAGTATTCCGCAATTGCGCCGCCTGCGCTGGTCATTGCGGTCATGAACACCGTGCCGAAGGTTGTTGCCGCATCGGTCAGCGGTTGCAAGAAGACCAGCACTTGCGCAAGGTATCCATTGAGTACTTCGAGGATGCCCGGCACCGCTGCGATGGCGTTGCGGATCGTGTCGAATACTCCCGACGTGGTGCCTGATTCGTTCATCCCGTTGATGAAGTCAGCAATACCGGTGACCACGTCTGCAAAGATTGGAACAAGCGTGTCGGACAAGAACGTGCCGAACTGCATCATCAGCGGCATAAGCGCTTCGCCGAGCGTCTG